CGCAACGCGCCCGCGCTCCAGGTCCAGTGAGGCCTCGGCGAGGTCGGTCGACGACTCCAGGAACATCAGCCGTCCTCCTCAAACTCCATGCGGTCCCAGTTGAACTTGCGTCCGTGGAACTGAGACATCACGATGCACCAGGCGATGCGGTCCTTGTCATCGAGGCCAAACGCCACGTCAAACGGCACGCCGTTCTTCACGAGCCATAGCGCTTCATTGATCGGCGCGGCCTCTACTATTTTTTTACGGCGTCACGGTCTCCGTCCGGGTTCGGCGCTGCGAAGTGCCTCTGGACACCCTCCATGACCGCCGCCACGCCGTCGTCATCGAGCTGCTTGATCAGCGCGTCGATCTCGGCCTTGCGGACCGGCTGAAGCACGTCTTCGCCCTCGATCTTCGCCACGAAGATCAGCGGCAGCACCATGTTGACGTAAGTGGTGTTCGCCGCAGCCTCCGCGCCCAAGACCTCGATCAGGCGGTACTGCGCGAGAACGCCGGGGCGCTTGAGAACGATCTTGCGGCCGCGCTCGTCGGTGATGGTCACCGTTTTGTTGGCGTTCGCGACGGCCTGCTGGCTCGGCGATGCCGCGGCGGCCGTCTCTGAGTTCTCGACGACTTGTAGGTTTGCCATATCGACTGCCTCAGGCGATCGTCATGCGGCGGGTCGCGAGGAACGCGAGATTCATCTTGACGTTCGAATCCCCGCGCCACTCGCCGGCGTCATCGAATTTCAGCAGCACCTTGCGGTAGCGGTACTGGCTCACGGCGCCGTTCTGCTCGGAGATCGTCTCGCTGATCGTGGTCTCGGCCTCGGTGATGCCCGCGTAGGCATCGGCCTCGAGCTGGTTGAAATAGCGATCCAGGGTAGGATCGCGCCGCTCCACGGTGAACGAGCCCGTCCAGCCGTCGAAGAAGCGGACGTGATCAATAACGGCATCGAGGCGGCGGATCTTCAACTCCGTCGTCTCCTGCTTGCGCCGGAACGCGGTGATGCCTGCGACTCGCAGTATCCCCGCCCCGGTGTTGATGTTCAGGGTAATGTCGCGACCGGTTGAGTAGCCGTTAAGTGGCATGGGAGATCCTCAGTGCGTAAAAAAAGGCCGCGCAGCGGCCTTCGAGTGGGCGGTTGTCTGCGGTTGTCTCAGGTCCCAGAGGTCGGGTTGCCGGACGCCGTGACCTGGACGCTTGTGCCGCCCGTGAGATTCACGATGAATTTCTCGACGATCGCCTGGTACTGCACGAGGACGGTCGCGATCTGGTAGCCGAGCGCCTCACTGGCGAGCGAGTTATTGCCGGCATCGACTTCAACCGAATAAGGCAGTGTGCCCGCCGCGTTGCCGATCAGACCGTTCGTCGACAGGCTGTCGAGGTAGTGGCCGATCGTCGACTGCGCTTCCTGCTGTTCGGTCGGCGTCTGCAGCTGGCCGACGAAAATGCCGATGCCGCTGTTGATCGTGGTCGCGATGTAGTTCGTCAGGCGGGTGTAGTTGTCGCCATTCGTCATCGGGTTAGAACTGGTGTTGTGCCCGATACGGCAGGCGAAATACGTGCCGCCCGGCGATGGATTGCACACGACGTCGATGCCCGCGGCGGCAAGCTGCTGGAGATCCGCCGAGCTGTATTGCTGATAGGCGGCGGACTTCTGCGTGCCGACGATGCCGTTCAGTGGCTTGTTGAGCGTGCTGAACTGCGGGCTAAGGGCGGCAAGCTCTCCAGCCACAACCGACTGCGGGCTGACGAGCCGCTGCAGGTTGTTATAAGTGTCGTTCCAATAGATCCAGTCGCCGAGCATCAGCTTCATCGAATAACTGTCGATGCCCGCAGTCGCCTTTGTCGTGACCGCGTTCGCGATCGTGTCGCCGGACGGACCGCTTGCGACCATGTACGCGGCCTCTGACAAGCCGAAAGCGACCTGCGTCGAGAAGGTGGTGGAGTCAGCCAGATCGGCAAGCATTACGACGCTCGCGCCGGTGCTGCGCAGCGCGTACATGCCGGTGCGCGGCACCACGTCCTGGCCGAGCAGCGTCGCGCCAGTGATCGTCGTCACGCCGTCGCTGCCGCCGGCCAGTGGGTAGGTAGCGGGGGACGGAGCGGTGGTGCCGGCGCCGGCGGCCGCTACGATCAGGTTCGACGGGCCGCGAAGCGATGTCGTGCCATTATTGATGGCGGCCGCTATGGCGACCCAAAGCGCGTTTCCGGCAAGGCCGAGACCGATGTTGTCGAAGGATTCCGACAGGTAGCCCGGCATCCCGACGGTAACCTTCCAGGTCCCCGCCTTCGTCCCGGCCGCGACGGTCACACTCGCCTGGTTGCCGAGGCTGCCCGTGTACTTCGAAGTCAACGTAAGGCACGTGCCTTGTACGGTTGCGGCGGCGGCGGCATCGGTACCGTCGGTGACGCGCACCATGACGAAGTTGTTGGCGCCCTGCATCCCGGCGATGGCCACCGCGGTCAGCAGGTCATTCAGCCGGTTCATCACGGGACCGAACGCGGCGGCGGCCTGAGTCAGATTCCCAACGTTGACCGGGCTATTCACGGGTCCCCAGGACGCCGTGCCTACAATGCCGAGCTTATTGCTCGGCACACCATTGAGGCTCAGCTGTGGCGGCGCGACGATCTGAACATAGATGTCCGGCACCAGAAGCGCCGTCGTGTTGATCTGGCCGCTCTGCGTGATCATTTAGGGAACTCCTGAAAATGAAAAGGGCCGCTCGTGGCGGCCCCGTGGGTTCGATACGTCAGCGTCGGATATCAGTGCGCGGAGGCCTGATCGGGCGGAATCGGCTCTGGCAGCGTTACGGCCACGACGTTCGCGTGGTTGCTGCTCGCTCGAATCTCCTGAATCTTCTGCAAATCCGTGATCTGCTCACCCTTCTCATAAGGGCCGAACTTACGTGTGACGACGAGAGCAATGCTCATGAGGGACTCCTTTCAGGCGAATACGTCGGCGACCGTCTGCGCGGGCTGTATGCCGTTGACGGAGGCCTGAACGATGAGTTCTGCCTGCGTAATTTCGGTCGCGGTCTGCTGCTGATTGGTCGCGAATTCGACGTAATAAAATAGGTCGCGTCGGTACAGGCGCTGGCGCTGCTGCTCATCCGACTGCGTGCTCGACTTGAATATCAGCCGGCCTTGCGTCTGATCTGCCAACTGGATCCAGAACGTACCGGCGAGCGCTGGGTCGATGACCTTTGCGATGCCGTCGCGGGCCTCCGGCGTGCTTGCCCAGACCGTGATCTGGAAGAGCTTGTTCTGCCGCCGCACCTCGCGCTCAATGACGCCGATAACGCCGACGCGCGCCGCGCTTATCCTGGCGCCGGCCGGCAGTGTCATCGTCAGCGCCTGCGTCGACACCAGCGGGTAGTCGACGGCAATCAGGGCGGTCAACGCGTTCAGAACGCTGAGCAGCGTATCGTTCAGCTGCACGTGATAGACGTACGGCTTGCCGTTGACCATCACCATCACGTTCTGCGGATTCGTGGCGTTCGGCGCCTGACCGCTGATCGTGACCGCCTGGCCGCCGATGGTCAGCGCTAGCGTCGCCGTATTGCGCGATACCTCGCGCCATCTGGTCTCGTACCGCGTGGTGTTGTGCTCCTCGGGGCGCGGAAACACGGAGATCTGCGAGACAGCGGGCACCTTCGCGAGATCCTGATCGAGCGCGGCCGGGACTGGCCATCCCGCGAACACACGGGCATCAAACGTGCCCGGTGACGGCTTATCGGTACCGTTGGGGTAGATCGTGGCCGAGATCAGCGCGACGAGCGCGTTGCACACATCGGACTGATCGGCCACTTCAGGTCTCCAGTCGTTCCACGACGAGCTTGTATCCGAGGATCGTCATGTAAGCCGCGGTTACCTGGTAACGAAGTCCCGCCTCGTCCGTCACGATGTCGCGGTTGCGAACACTGCCGGCCGGTATGGCATTGCTGGGAATCAGAACGCGCCAGTACGTGGTGCGCGGCGCGTCGCCCGGCAGTTTTCCTTCCGGTTTCCCAGCACCGGATCCGAGCTGAATCGCAGCCGGAATCTTCTCGGCGACGACCGCTTCATTTGCCGGCGTCTCCCCGCTGTACGGCGCGGCTCCGAGATTGCCTGCCGTCGTGGGCCGCGTGATCTTGATGAGGTGCGGGTAGAACAGCGTTCCGTTCATGACATCGTGCGCGCAGCGAGGCTGCGCAACAGCCTGCGCGTGTCGTCATCGAGCACGGAGGACGTGAACCGGGTCAGCGACGTATCGCCGGCCTTGAACGACTTCACGTCGCCCATCGGGCCGACCGCGCCCTGCGCGTGCACGAGTTGGGCGCACGCTGCCTTGACGAAGGCCGGGATGCCGGCAGCCGGGAATCCGGCTACATACCTGACCTTCACCTCGCTGTAGTAGGCGAGCATGATGCCCGCCGGTACCCAGATCTGGCCCGTCGTCATGTCCCAGCAGTTGTTCAGCGGCTGCTGCCAAAGCTCCCAAACAGGTGGGCCGCCGAACTTCGACAGCGCGGCCAGCAGGTTGAACTGCTCCATGTCGTAGTTCGCGCTATCGCCGCGACGTCCATACCCATAGCGGCCGACGCCTGACACCACATTCAGAAGCGGCGTGCGCGAGGCGCGCGTTAACGGCCGCCCCTGCGGCATGTACTTCTTTTCTTCGATCAGCAGGCCCTTTTGCACGGACGCGCCGATATCGTGCTCATTCAGGACGGTTTGCAGCGTCACGCCGCCGGGGCCCGTCGTTGCGACCACGCAGGTTTCCGTCTTCTCGGCAGTGCCGGCATCCAGCACTAGCGCGTCGCCGACCTCGATCATGCCGAGGCCGCCGGCGAGCGTTACGGCGACATTGGCGCCCGGCAGAATCTCGGTAGTCAGCGTCGTGCTCAGCACTGGGACGGCCGCCGACATGTACGCCG